TAAATACTTAATTGTTAGTGTTGTATTTGATGGTGCTAATCCATATGACTTTGTAGATAAAAAATTAGAAGGGTCAAATGCATAGTCAATTCTAGAAATTCCTTGATTTGTTCCAAATCCTACATTAGTTGGATCTGGTGTTATTATTGAATCATCTTGACCTGTTATACCTGCTCCAAATTGAATTTGCAATTGGCCTGTTGATGTAAATCTTGTTACAAATCTTCTTGGAACTCTCTGTAAAGTCAAGCTGTATGGTACAGTTTGTTTATCTGTCTCGTTATTTGTATTATCAACAAATACCGTGTCTTGTCCCAAGAAAGGAACCTCATACCATTTAGTATTTCCAGAGTTTTCTGTTACGGATAGTACGCCTACTATATTTGTATCTTCTATTGTAATTGTTTTAAACTTCTCTACAGAGGTAATGTCCTGTGTAATAGTTTTAACTTCTCCTGATAGTGCTTTTGCAGTTTTTGTTAGTCTAAAGGTGAGTGGCTGTCCTGCTCCATTTAAGGTTTCAACTCCTATAAGTGTTCCGTCATATGAACTCGAGAATGTAAAATCTATTGGTTTGTCTATAATAAAATTTACCTGTCCTGTTGATGTTGACTTTAATCTAGTGTTCCCAGGTATTTTAAGTGCTTGGTTCCAGTTAGGCTCTCCTGTCAACGCACCTACGAATTGTGATACTTCTATATCAACTTCTGAGGGGGTTGTTATCTTTGGACGATACCCCATCATGTATGCTAAGTTGTATAAATTAGCTGGGTTTTTTGCATGTTGAATGTACGTCTCTTGAAGTTGGGTGTCTTGGTAAAAAGATAAAACATCTCCTACATATGCAGCCATTTCAATAAACATCATACCTGGTGATGTTGGTGAAAAATCGTTATATGAATCGGGGAAGTAGTTCTTAGCGTATTCAATTAGCTGACTTTTAAAGTCTCCAAAATCCTTATTTACGTATTTTATATCTCTATCTTGGGCCATTATTGTTCAAAGTTAATTACTAATTGATCTTGTATGTTTGTCTGTGCTACATTGTATACTATCGAAATCGTTACTGTATTTATATCTTCACTGTATATTGTTTCTAGTTGTTGTATAATAACATTTGGAAACCACTCTACTACTCCTTGTCTTACTGCGTAATCTATTTCCTCTTTCTTATCTTCCGTCATTTGCTCAAAGAGTAAAGCTCTTAGGCCTGCTCCTAGAGCTGGGTTTAAAAACCTCTCTCCTTTCTCTGTTAAGAAGTAGTTGATTAAGTTTGCTTTTAATGCATCTTTTGTTGTATATGTTGAGTTAAATACAGAATTAGAGGAAAAAGGAAGTCTTACTCCAACTGCCATTCTAGGCTGTAAGTCTAAAGGATTTATTTGCTCTACTTGAAATGCCATTATGCTCCGAATCTTTGTTTATCCTTTTCTACTGATGCTTTATATACCTGACCTGCTCTCATCATGAAATCAAATTGTGATATGTCTAATCCTGGTTCTGGTCCTGGCCTAAACTGATCCATTGCTGATTGCATTCCTAATCCTGGTGCTTGTACCATATCTGAGGTCGCACTTACCATACTCTGATAATCTCCTTGAGTCATTGAGTATTTTGTTTCGTTCATTAAATCTGCTATAGGATCTCCTGTAGGAATTGGCCTTGCTACTGGTGGTTTATAGTTTTCGTACTTTGTTACAGTGCTTGGTTGTGCTTGTACAGGTTTAGTATCCTCAGAAAGAATTGCTGCTAACTCCTCACGAACTCCCTCTTTAACGGCTTCTTTAATTAATTTTTTTAATAAATCTAACTTCATATTAATAAATAGTTATGTTACAATAATTGATTATCTATTCTAAATTTTATTTCATCTAGTAAAACTTGAGTTGATGAACTGAAGGAAGAGGGACCTTTTAGTACAACTATTCCTCGGCTATCTGTTGCTGTTGCAAATCGTCTTGGAGCAATTTGTGGAGAGTTTGGATCTTGGTTTATTGCCAGTTTATATACTTTTCCTGATGTATTACTTGTATGTATGTAGTTTGGATTTGGGTTTCCTTGTGCATCTGTTGGCGTACCCTCCGATCCTGTATTTTCAGGGGGCTGTGCTGTTGCTAATATTTGACCTAAGTCAGTTGGTTGTCCTAAACTACACTGCTGTATTGCTATATCTATTGATTCTAATCTACTTTTTAGACTTGTTATTATTGGACCTATTGACGTAACTATTGCTGTTATAGCTGCCGCTCCTCCCGACAACTTATCTAGTATTTTATTTAATTTTACTAAACTAGCACTAAACTTATTCGGTACACTAAGAGGAACCCCCACACCTCCTGTCAGAGGTGGTATGATTGCTGTTGGGATTGGTATAGATGTTATTATCTTGACTAAAACATTTACTATCGTTATTATTGTGGTAAGTTGTGTTGCTATTTTTGAAAACTTCTCTATTCTTTTTTCAAAACTTGTTAAGTGGCCAAGTAGTGTGTTTCTTATTTTTATTATTTTCTGGAGTTCTTTTGAATTAGGGCATCCTGTAGAAAACTTATTTAGCAAGGCTATTACTTGCTTTTGTATTTGTACCACTATCTTTGCTCTCAATCCTCCTACTTGGGTAGCTACAACTGCTACTATTCCTCCCTTCACTCCTCCTGGTGTTTTAAGTAGTGCTTGAATTTCTTTTATTCTCTGTTTAAGTTCCTTTGCTTTTTTAACTGCGTCCTCTGCTTTCTTTTTTGCAGCTTCTATCTTAGCTTTTGTTTCTTGAAACTTTCTCTGAGCCTCTCTAGCTTTTGCTATAGCGGATTCTGCTGCAGCTTTAGCTGCTTGTGCTTTTTCTATTTCTCCTGCCATTACTCTGTAAATACTTTTTTAGATTGAAATAATATTAATTGAGTTTTTAACGATTTTACTATTGCATCTAATTCAGGTCCTGCCACGTTGAGAGAAACTATAGGAATTGGTGGTTTTTCGTCTAAATACACTGCGGCTGATGACATGCCTATCGCTACACTACTTAATGTGTCTAGTAAGGATGTTAGCCAATTTTCCAGTTGAGTACCTAGTACTACCGGCTCTCTATTACTTGATATCCTTGCTACCTGTCCTAAGTATATTTTTTTGGCATCAATACATGCGTAATCTGTTGCATCAAAATTTAAAGTTCTTGCATTGAGTCCTACCGATTCTTTTGCTGATAATAGGATTGAGTCCTCTTTTGCATTGAAATACAGTCTTCCACCATTGATTATTACTTGATTTCCTACATATTGATTAGAACCTAGTGGAGCAATATCGTAAGAATCCCTCTTGGTATTAGTTGCTAATAGGTCTGATTTATGATCTGAGATTAGTTGTATTGAGTTGTAGTCTTTGTTTATATCTTCTTCAATAGGAGTATCACCTTCATCTGTCTTAATCTGTCCATTACTAATAAGTATAATAGGTTTTCCATCATTACTACTGTCAATATTTTTAGATTGAACTCCCTTATATCCTCCGAACCTAATTGATTGTCCTAGCCTTCCTTCAAGTAAGGTGTCTCCTGGGTTTGCTTGTAGTGGACTTATTGTTGATTCCTCCTTCTGGCCTCCTATCAACCTGTCGCTCCAGTCTTGTTGTTTTATATCTGGTACTGCATTATGGTGTGGATGATTCCAAACATTCACTATTTTACCCCAATACATTACTTTTCCTGCTGTAGCTTTTACCCCTAAAGCTGGCATTAGCTCTACTAATTCCCCTTCCATAGGAATAACTCTAATAGAAGCGTTCCCTTGCTTTGCAAATGAAATTGTATTATCTATACCTGTATCATCACTCTCATTTCCTAGTAAGCTAGGTATTCTATAAAAAACTCCATTTAACATTGAAGAATCTTTACAATCTGGATCTGATAAAGATAGTATTGTTTTAACTACTCTTCCGTAGGAAGTAGTTGGTTGCTTAACACCTCCTGAAGAGGCCTTACTTCCAGCTCTTGCTGCATAATGCGATTTATATGCCATTACTCGTCCTTTTTATCTAGCTTTTTACCGATCTCTTCACTTTGTTCCATTAGCTTTGCTAACTCTTCTGGATTGAAGAAATCTGCTTCTGATCCTTTTCCTCCACTGTCAAATCTTTGTACAAGTGCTACCATCTTAATAAGGTGCTCATCATTCTTTACTCCTACTTCTAAGTATTCTTTAATCATAGGCACAACAAGAGTTGCATCTCCGATATTTTCCACAAGAGGTTTAAGTTCTCCTATAAGAGCGTTGACTTGTTTTGATTTGCTTCGAGAGTTATCGTAGATCTCTTTTAAGATGTCTGAGACTGTTTTGGTTCCAAAAATTGTAGTATCTAATCCCATGGTGTATTTATTATATAAA